GTAAAGTTCCTTTAGAACTAACACTACCTCTTCGTATTTGGAAAATTGCCATTTATTATTTTATTATTGAATTCTTTTATAAATATAAGGGTTGAAAAAATAACTCATAATAAGATAGTTATTGAGATATTGAGTTTAATTGAGAAATTTTTGGCATCTTATATTATATTATTCAGCTATTAAATCATTTCCATCTTCAGTTTGAATTGGGTCGCCAAATATATCATTTGATTCAGTTTCAACTTTATTTCCTAATAATTGAGAACCAAATTTCTCCAATGGTTTTTCTAAAGATGTAGTTAATCTTCCATTTAAATCATAACCATCTCCACCTTGTAATACAACCTCATTTGATACAATAACTTTTCTGATACTAAATCCTTTTTGTGTAGTAGGTTGGGTATCAAATCTTTTAGGCAATAAGTAAGCATTAACGGTCAATGAAAGATTAGTTCTAATTATTCTTTCTGAACCAGCACCCACTTCTTGTTGGTTATCAAAATTACCAACAATTACTCTAAATTTATAATTTGTATCTTCACCCCAATATTGTTCACTTGCATATTGGAATTGCTCTATTATTTTATTATTATGTTCCGTATATCCTGTCCAAAATACAACCTCATATGTTAAGGTTACATAATTAGGCATCCTAACATCATATGCTTCAAATCTTCTTTTAAAATCCGGATTCAATAATGAGAATCTATCATATGCATGTTTTTGTGAATATTTTTTTACAGTTGGATATGTTACTCTATGGTCTTTAAGAAATTTCATAGATTCATTTTGTTCTATTGAATTTCTCTTAAACATAATAATTGGTAATTGAATCTTTCCCAATTTATCTTTTAAATATCCATCTTTTTGAGCAGATTTCCATCTTTCAGCATTACCATATACTAAAGGAATTTTTATTTTATTACCATTTGATTCAACTTCAGGAATCAAATGTAATTCCATATAATTTGCAATAATAGTATCAACATCCAAAAGGGATATCCCCAACATTTTGGATTCATCTTGTTTTACTATTTTTGAAAATTTGTTATCTGCCATTATCTAACTATTTGTTCTAAGTTGATTACAGTGTTTCTACTTAAGAATGTTTCACAAATTACTGAAAACTTATTTATTCCTTGCCCACCTATCCATTGATCCTCTTTCACATTTGATATTTCATAATAAGAGCCATCTAATAAAACTACATCACCCACTTCTGGATAAAAATCATTATCTATTAGCGTATGACGGTTGAATCTAAAATTAGAAGTTCTAGATGTATCTGAACCATAACCTTCATAGTTTGTTTCAGTATCAGCTCTTTCAATCATACAATATGTTTCCATCCCTTTATAATATTTTTTATTAAGAGATTCTCCATAAAGATTATATGCAGTTTCCAACACATTTACTTTGAAAAGGGTTACCAATGTTTCTATCACATCATTAACCATTTCCGAAGAAATTTGTTCGAAAAATTTTATATCTCTGGCTGAATTAAAACGTGGCATATTATCCTATATAAATTGCTAGTGGAACTTTTTGTAACATTTCTAGTTGTTGCTGAGCCTCTGCTGCCTTATTTTCAAATTGAGTTTTTCTACTTAATTCTTCTAAGTTTTCTCTCAATTGTGTAATAAGGTTTTCTTTTTCAGTTGTAGCCTCTGCTCTAAGTTGCGCACCATCCAAAGTGGTTTCCCCACCAGGTATAGGAATAGTATTATATTTCTCTCTGATAGCTCCTAATAATTCTTTGGATAGAGCCAATGTATATTTTCTAATCCACTGTCTTCCAACATCATTTATTTTTCTATAAGGTATAAAATTATATCTCATATTAGAGTAGTCGGATATAACATTTGGAGTAGTTGTTATTGAATTTTTTTCAAATTCTTTTTTAACATAATATTCAAAAAATATTTTATGATCAGTAGTTGGTACTGGAAATATTTGCAATTGATTATTTACAATATTAAATGTATGAGCAGATTTACGAATTTGGTCATTAAATTCAATTGCCTGAATTCTTAATAAATCCTCATAAAAAGGTAATAATACAAATTGTGTTGCAGTAGAAAATGATGTAAACCCAAATTCTTGTGTGATATTCAAAGTTCCCATACCACTAATTGCATATGGGTCAAAGAATCTTGATAAAGCAGGTCTAGGTTCAAAATAAACTTTTGTAATTTCTATTCTACTTCCACTCTCATGTGTTTCTGCAAATTCTTTTAAATCATATGATTGTGTATTAGCACTTGCACTAATAACACCCCTCTTAATATCAGTTCTTCCTCCAACTCCTGCTAAAGTTCCATACGCATCACTTATTCTTACTATTGTAGGAACAAATGAACCATCTACTAATTGTCCGGTATAGTTTGTCGATGTACTTTGTCCGGAAACAATTGATAAATTATTACGAATATTAAATTGATTTACTTGCGCACCATATTCCGATACCGATTCTTCGAAACACGCAAAAAATTGATCATCGATTAATTCCACATCGATAATAGGATACCCCAATCTTCTAGCACACCAAAGTGCTACTTTTGGAGCATCATCTCCAAAGATACTATCATCATCATAAATTCCAAATGGAGTTTGCCCAATTTCAAATGATGATGAACCAGGATAATGATTTATGTTTGAGTTTACTGACATTCAATTTTTATTTGCGGTTAAGCCAAATTAACCAATTTATATTTAGTTGAATATAACAATTTTGCAATATTATCCAATTCGTTTTGAATCCAACTTTCTTGTAATTCATCGGTTTCTCTTTCTCTTTTTAATATTGCAATTAATTTATCAAAATAAGCAATTATGTTTTCTTTGGTTGCATTATTATCAACACCATTTACTTGTTTATATTGAATTAATCCAAACTGGCCCTGATATGCCTCAATCAAACCATCTATAATAGGAACGATTTCAGTATAATATGTTTCTAATGCCAAATGAATTGCTAATGAACCAGGTCCAGATACCTTAGTGTGAAACTGATGTGCCTGTGTTCTGCTGTGTAAAAATATTGAAGCTAAGTTCTCCATTAAATTGTTTGTATTTTAATTATATGTATAAATATCATTTCTGAATTAAAAAAGAATTTGGAAAGATTTGAACTCTTTCTCTATCTATACCTTTTTCTTCGATTAATTCATTCATAGCTCTTAAAACCGATGGATATGCATCTATATCATCTCCTCCCATATATCCACCTTTCTTAACCCTACTCCACCAATTGTTCATATCCATTTTCACAATATCATAATTATGATCACCATCTATATAAACAAATTTTAAGGATTCCCCATCATACCACTTCCACAACCATCTACTATCCCCTATCATAAGATTTATATATTCTTCAACACCACATAAACGATAGTGTGCTTTAATCAACTCATCAATCGGAATGTTTGTAAGTTCTTTAGAAAAACGATATTCATAAAAGGATTGTGGATGGTCGCCCCTTCTAACATCAGCATCAATCTGCCAAAGAGAATCTATTGTATCAAATTTTATATTCTTTCCACTTTGTTTGATTAGGGAAGCCATAAAGATTGTTGATTGACCGAAAAATGTTCCAATTTCTACAACTGAATCACCATCTTCTAATTTATCAATTATAATTTTATAGATATCTTCCGCACATCCTATCCATCCAGGAACGTCTTCATAAGTTTTAATCTTTCCGATTTCGTACTTATCTTTTATTGTATGTAACCTCATAAATTTAAATATAAAAAGACATAAAAAAGGGGATGATTTCTCACCCCCTAATTTTATTCTACATTATGTTAGAACTTAATAACTGAATCCGAAGATTACAAGTTAGCTAAGTCTTTTACATAGATTTTTCCGTAGAATTCAGGTCTTACGATCTTCTTAGCGTAACGAGTCATAACTCCTCTTCTTGGAGTGAAGTTATCTGGGTCGTACACTAATGGAGTCATAATCAATGGTACATACGGAGCATATACCGCACCAGTCTCAAGGAAGTTAGCACCTTTGAATCCTAACAATATTTGGTTAGAAGTCATATAAGGGTTTTTGTAAACAGTGTATCTGTTAGAGATTGAACCTACTACTGATACTCCAGCAGCAAATTGCAATGCATCTTTCTCAGCGTTCACGTGGAATCCTGGGATTGATTCTAAAATTGTAGCAACGTCAGGAGAACATACGATAAAGTTTGCTCCACCTCTCATTGTTAATTGGTGAATCTTATTAGATACTTTGTTTAACTTAACTCCTAAAGTCTGGAACCAAGTTGCTTTTTGGTAAGCTAATGAAGAAGAACCTGCAGTCCATAATCCAGTTGCTGCATTATATTCTTCACCTACGTTTGTTGACCAGTAATCAACAGTTAAAGCGTTAGCTTGTAACATATCTAAGATTTCTAAATCGATTTCTAATGAAATGTATTCAGATAACATAGAAGTTAATTCAGCTTCAGCATCGATTGAGTGGTAAGCATTTAAGTCTTGTGCCAACTCTGGAGTCCATACTGCTTTCAACTTACGAGTCTTAGCAACGATAGATTCACTCTTTAATTCCAAATCAACTTCTGGAATGTTTCAGTTTTGACCACCGTCTGGACCACCTGTGATTGGGTTTCTATCTTCGAAATCTCCTCTATCGTAAGCAACAGGTTGCTTAGGATATACGAAGTTTTGTAAAGATGAAGTAGCCGCAGTAATTGCGAATAATTCTACAGCACTACCATCATATTTAGCTCTAGTGTAAGCATGTAAGAAATTAACAGCAGAACCAGCAGTTGAACCACTAGTTGCACTAATTAATTTACCAGCTTGAACATCTAAATTTTCTAATGAAGCAGTTGTTACAGTGATTTTCTTCAAAGTATTATCAGCAGCAGATGCAGATAATGCAGAATCAAATCCAACTTCAGCCCAAGTAGCATTAGCGAAAGAAACAGGAGCAGTAGCATCAGAACCTGTGCTTACAGTGTATCCATATTTTCCTTCACCATACAAACCGCCAGAAGCTGCATCAGTTCTACCGAACTTAGCACCTGTACCACCATATAATGATCTGTCAGCAGTTTGTCCACCTCTTGTGTTACCATATTTGAAATCCATAAAGAAAATCAAACCTGAAGGTAAGTTCATTGGTTGAACAGAAACGAATTCTTTTGCAGCGATTTCGCCGAAGATTCTTCTTACTAATGGTAAAGCAACACCAGACCATTCTTCCGAACCTGCCTGCGCACTTGTAGCATTAGCTTCAGTTAATAATTGTTGAGCTTGATTCTCTAACAATACCGCCATAGAATGTTGGTCTCTATCTTTTAAGCCTTCTAACAAACCGGTTTTTTCCCACTTTGTTCTCAAACCTCTAGTTTGCTCCAACATTACAGCTTGAGGGTTTTTCGCCTCTAATAATGATTTAACATTAAAGTTTGCCATTTTGTTTTTTATTTTAATTTAATTAAATTACCAATTATTTGATAATACCAGCTAATTTTTTAAATCTGTCTGCTGCAGAATTATCTTCAGCGATAATTTGTTTTGCAGGTGCAGTAGATTGTGCTGGCTTTGATGCGTAACTTTCTGTAAGTTTGTTCACAGTTTTCTTAGTTGCAGTTGAACCAATTTTAAATGATTCTGCAATTGTAGTGTAAACTAATTTCACTTCTCTTACATTCTTTGTTCTGTCTAAAGTTTCAACAACCTTAGTCTTTTGTTCGTTAGTTAAGTTGTATCCTCTGAACAATTTGTTCACATACAACAACTTAGCGTTAAGAAGATTTACTTCATTGATAGTCTTCTTTAAAGAACCGATTACTTTGTATGCTTCTTCCAATTCAGCATCTTTTGCAGCTAATTCAGCAGAATGGTCTTCACCATCTTCTTCTTCAGTTACAGGAGCTTCTTCTTCAGCTTCATCTCCGTATCCCATTTCTCTTAAGATTTCATCTAAATCGATTTCCTCTTCTTCTTCAACTGGCGCTTCTGCTGCAGGTTCTTCAGTTGCTACTGCTGGAGCCTCTTCTTCGGCTTCTTCTTCAGCTACAACGTGATCATCTTCGTCAGCTTCTGCTTCCAATTCTTTGATGATTTCTTCGATGTCTAATTCATCTTCATCAGTTTCTTCTTCTTCATTCATTGCTGAATCAGGAGTTGCACCTGTGATGTCTTCCTCTTCTTCACCTTCGGTGATACCTGCTACTTTTTCAGCGTTCTCATCTTCTGAACCAACTTCTGCAGAAATTGTATCAACATCTGCTGCACCTAATTCGTCTGATTTTGCTGCTGAATCAAAAGCATCTCCAGCTGGTTCTTTACCAGTTTGACCTGATGTAGTTCCACCTGTACCTGCACCGATTGCAGAAGAAACATCGTTTTCTTGAGTTAATTCTACCTCTTCTTCTTCTTTCATTTCTTCGCCTTCTAATTCTTCTTGTAATTTTCTAGAAAGCATAGATTGAAGTTTAGGAGTGAATGCTTCTTCAAGAGCGATTTTTGCGTTTGCTAATGCCGTTTCACGAACCGCTTTAGCATCTGCGATTGCTTCTTTTAACAATTTGCTATTCATCTTAGATTTGTGAATTTG